GTCTTCCCCGTGGTTCCTTTTTAAGGGCACCGGGGGGCGTACCTATGCCACCAGTCTTCGATGTACTTCGTCCATTCTGCAATGTCTCTTCCATCATCACATCTGCTCAGACGTGCAAGACATTCCTCTTTGCTCGTGTCGATAAATATCTCCCTAGCCCCTAGCATTTTACATAATCGTTCACGTTCTCCGATTAAAGGATAACCACCAATAATGTAAGCATTACGCCATTTACCTCGTCGATACTTGACGCACTCAATCAGATAATCTCGAATACCAAATGCGATGCTGTTTAAGGTTCCCGGCTTTCTATATCTCTCAAGACCACTCACACTCTGCCAAATGTTATCGAGATCAACGATCAGGTCTCCTTCGTTTTGTACGCCTCTTACCCATGATGTCTTACCAGATAGAGGCGAACCATATACAATGAATATCTGCCGCATATCTTCGCCATAACAAAACTTCTTATGTAATCTGTTATGGCACTTATGATGCACGAGCTGTATGTTATCAGGGTTCAGTGCGATCATTGCATCATTCACATTACTGTTGTCTAGTTCAATGACATGATGCCCAATGCAATCATATGCCCGCACAATAGGCTCACCACAATACTCACATATCAGATCACCTTGAGCGTTTACTCTCTGCAATCTGATAGCGCCAACCAGGCTCACCCATTCTTTCGACTTATAAAACGTATCTAATGTCTGTTTCATATCAGATAATCCGCATCAGTGCAAAAAGTACCCGGTACTGATAATACTCGTCCTCAGCGGAATCTCCAGGATAGCCATATACAGCTATTCCTTGTTCTGTTAGGTCAATTTCAAGTCTACTGTGTCGATCATCATATCTGTCCCATGCACGATAAGTTTTTGTATACCCACCAGCGTATTTTCCTAAGTGAAGTGTTCCGCCTACTACAATACAGTTTTTATATGTGAACCCTTCCGGATATGGCAGATACCTCAGCATAATTGTCCCACCGCCTGGACTTCTTGAAGCATCACGCTGAAATAGATAATATTGTGACTTTGGTATTACTTCTTCTTTGCATTTGTCCTCGCAAATGCCATATACTTTTTCATGTGCCATACTCTCACCGTCCTTACTGCTTTTACCATGCGTTATTTTCTATTTGTTTCTCTTTTAACTCCAGTTCTTTCTTACGAAGTTTAAGCATCTGAGGATCATTCGCCCATCTGTCTTTGTCGTAATTTTTAAGTGCGAGATTGATAGCAGCAACGTCAGGCGCCATTCGTTTGTGTGCAACTTCCGTCTTAACCAGCTTACTTCGTTTAATTTGAGATGGCGTAAAACCGGCATCAAGCAATGCTGCATAAATATCTTCAGGCCACTTTACTTCTTCCGTTGTAACTTTTGTTTCAGTATATTCATATCCGTGTGCTCTTTTTATAAGAGAACTGCGAAGATCATCCACCAGATTTCTTTTACCTTTTTTAAGAATCTCTAATAATTCTGGGTGTTGCTGCTTATATAACTGAAATGTACTTGCACCAATACCTAATTTTTCTGCAATTTGTGTTTCTGTCATGGTTTTGCACCATTCCATGATATCCGAAAAATAAGGTTTTACATGCGTTTCGTATCGTCCTTTTCTTCCGGCCACGTCACCACTTCCTTACTCGTACTTGATGCATGTATTAAAACCTGCTGCCTTTGCTTTCTTTGCCAGTGCTTCTGCATTTGCTTTTTTACTAAAGGCACCAATCTGCACTCTGTACATTTTACCGTCATTTTTATTTCCGGCATTTCCGGTATTTTCGGAATAATTTGCAGCTTTAAATGCTTTACCGTCTGCATTACAGTAACCTTTTGCAATCGCTTCACCGATCTCGGTTACATGTCCAATGATCCATTTTGCAAGGTCTGCACGGTCATGGAATTCACATTCCAGATATACGCAAACACATTTCGAATTATTGATTTCATAAAGCGACGACATACCACGTACACCGTCATCTGCACCAGGCGTAATTGCTGCAACGGCTTTATAAACTGCCTGTACATATTTGTTATTAACTGAGCTTGGATGTGCGAACATAACCGTACCATCACCGCCACCTGCGTTCGTATGTATCGGCATATGAACGTCAGCGCCCCATGCATTACTCTCTGCAACTCTTTCCGGGTATGTGCTGCCCTCAGCTCCTACCTTCACAGTGTAACCATTTCTTTTTAATGCTTTAGCTGCTGCTTCTGCAATCTTCTGGCACTGTGCATGTTCGTTCGTTCCGCCGTATGAATATTTATTGCCTGTCTGATCTGATGGCGAAATATAAATTTTCATGTTCATTTTCCTTTCTTTTATTCATGATGTTCCTGCTCTAAATCTGTGATCCTGTGATTGATCACTTTTATCTGTTCTTCTACAACCGGCATTCTAGCTGCAAAATTATTGTGTTTGTCTACTTTCTTTTCCAACTGTTCGATGCGGTAACTCATGAGGCGAAGTCCGCCCCATGAACCAATGCAGGTACCTAATAATGAAAGAAGACCAACAATGACGGCATCTGACATCGTTATACCTCCTTGTCGTCTGAGGCATCAATATAGCCGCTGTCCGCCAGTCCTTCGCCAATCACATAACCAATCACCGTTGCACCTGCCATAATCAATGCACTGATCTGCGTTGCTTCGCTTTCTGCTCCGCCGCATGCGACTACCATCATTGAAACGAATGACGCTACACTCAGCCAGAGTTTACGACTTGTCAATTTTCTTTTCCAGTCAATTTTCATCGCTACAACCTCCTTATGTTTTTTTTGCACATGTTGTTTAATCTGCGATTATTTTATACCGAAACAACAAAAGGTCACATACACATTGTGTGACATACTTTGTGATGTACTCATTAGAAGTACACATTATATAAATAGGAAGAAACACGTTCTCGAATCATTAGAGCATGGCAGATTCGCGTTCTAATATATTAGTCATATAAATTATCATCTAACGCATAAAAATGCCTTAGAACGCGATCTATGAGTTCACTATACAACTAAAATTGCACAAAAAACTCATCTAACCTTTGGTAGTTTTGCATATGTACAACTTTAGTTGTATTTGATATAATGTAATCAAGTTAAAGATAAGCACACATTACGGAGGTAAATAAAATGAGAAAATACATCGCATCTGTTAGAGATAAAGAAACAAAAGAACTTAAGCTCATCGAATGTGAATATGATCGTAAATCGGATTTTTATAATGATCTTCATCGCAACGGTTATTCAGTAAGATTCATCGCAACTGAAGAAACATTCGATGATGAATGTGAAAAATGGCATGAAAAAAATGAACGTTCAAAACGTTATCACAACGCAATTTATGCATCAGATAAAATGCACGCTGAAAAAATGAATATGACAGTTGCTCAGTATAGAGCATGGGTAAACGCATAAAACAAAAAGAGCCTCACGGCTCTTTTTTATTTCACAAGAATAATTCATAGATCACATCATCACTAAATAAAATAGGTTTGAGTTTATTGATCAATCTTGTTTTATTTCGCGATATTGTTGTTACTGTCGTATCATATTGCTCTGCGATTTCTTCTCTTGTTTTCTTTTCAAAATAATACATCGTAATGACGTCATAATACATATCATCCATAATGGTATCTAATGCCTCGTTAATTTTCTTTACAAGTTTGACAGTATATGGCTGGTCTGAATTTTTAAATGCATTATAATTACGCAATAACTCTTCCGTCTTTTCATACGCTGTTTTGCGGTCATCTTTCATCAGGCCTGCCATCTTAAGCTTTAATACTGTATTGTTTACGGTATCATTTATAATTTGCTTAATATCGGATATGTCGCAATTCATAGTTTATCACTTCCTTTGGTTCGCCTATAATAAGTCAAAGTCAAGATATATTACTATATATTATTATTTATATAAAAACATCAAAAATCCTTAGTGATTTTACTTTGAATATAAAAAAAATAAAAAGTATCTTGACTTCTTGACTTTTTGAAATTGTATAGACAATAGAAATATGTCAACCATCATACTTTCGGAGCTTTTTCATAAAATCAGCTTACATTTCATCTTGAATTGATCTTGACTTTCAGACTATTGAGACAATTTAAGAGAAATATGTCAACCATCATACTTTCGGAAATAGTCTTGAAAGTCAAGATAAGTCAAGATTATCGCAAGATAATTATTACATATGAGCGTGCTCCTCATATGTCTTTTAAAATGCACCACTCCAACTACATGTTTTTATCCAAAAAGTCAAGATGATCTTGAATTGATCTTGACTTATCTTGACTTGTTTTGTCCACGGCCTGAAAGACATTTTTCATGCTGCCTATAAAAATGTGTCTTTCTACGAGAGACAAAGTCAAGATAAAGTCAAGATGATTTTTTCTTTTTCCTTGTTTTCATACGCCATACGCCATCAGTTTTACTGATATCGGCTTCAACTTCCATACGTCTTTTCATATGAATTTCCCGTCGATAAGCTGCAAATAATTGATAGCTTTCACATCGATCATGATAAGCTCCACAACCACTCTTTGCACAATCTTTGCAAGGACATTCCATGCTATCACACTCCAGTACTACCGAAGGCTCCATAGCCTCTTTCAGGTCCTGTTTCCGTAACGAAGTCAGCCACTACTACTGGCATAATCACAAGCTGACCAATTCTATCACCGTTGGAAACTTTAAAAGGTGTATCGCTGCAATTCGTTACGATAGCATGGATTTCTCCACGGTAACCAGAATCAATAGGTGGAAGTTCACACGTAATACCTTTACTACTTAATCCGCTTCGAGGAAAGACGTAAGCGGCATATCCATCAGGCAGACACAACCCCAAGCCTAAAGGAACCTTCACTGTTGTATGCGGAGCGATCTTGATTGAATTGCAATTATGAAAACATGCATGCACATCTGCTCCAGCATCATTGTTGTGTGCTCTAAACGGAAGTTTTTCATATCCAAAATCTATCACTTTAATTTTCATGCTTATACCTCCTTATAAATACTGAAATCCTTGAACAGGGTTAAAATATCAACCTTTGGATTTCTACTGTGTCGTATCAAACCGGCAAGCAAATCTTTGTTCTTGTGAAATGCGTGGCGATCGAATTTGATCTTTTTACTTACAGTGTGTTTTACAATTTTTTCGATTGCATCATAGTCCTTATCGTACAGATGAAGACTAGTGACGAAGTGCGTATATGTTCCATATTGGATGCCTAATCTGTCTGCGACATATTTCTGCAACTCCGTAAAAAATGCAATATCATATGGAAGACCAAACCAAATGTCGTTGCTTCTCATCATTCCTGTGCAATGCAACTTTCCTTTTCTGATGAGGAACTGAAGTGCAATGGTGCACGGCTCATCTTTCGTTTCAATAACGCGATCATTTGGAACGTTCAAATTGATTACTGCACGCCTGCTATCAGGATCACGCTTCAATAATTCAATGATTTTTTCGACCTGATTGAAGCCATATCCTTCTTTCATCAAATACCCGTAGGCGCTGTTGGCTGTTTTACCGTCATCAGTCAAACGCTCCCACATCTTACTGAATTTCGCAATGAACTCCACATCATTCAGTCCATTAAAATACCAAAGGAATTCACCGAATAAGTAAGGGAGGGAAATATCCCTCACACTTACAATATTGTTGTCGATGTTTCTCAGCTGCAATTTCACGTTATTAAGTTCTCTCGTACCTGCTACCTTCGGCGCATGCAGAAGGTCTTTGCAGATTGTAAGGTAAATTTTGTCGATGTCGTTGTCAATTCTGCCCATATTATTTTTCCTCCATAAAAATAATCTCTTTACCTTTTTCGCGTGCATAATTAATTTCCGATCTAGTGCTTTCACCAATGTAACCATCTTTATTGATCACATAAATCATGTCAGCCATATCAATCTTTCCCTTATGCATATCATCCAGCATCTCTTTTGTTCCCTTGGCCCACACTTCATTATCTGCATGGCCGAAACATCCGACTGACAACACAATGTTGCCAGCCAGTGTCAGTTCTCTGTTCACTCGTTCGAAATCATTTTTAAATTTGGTACTACCGCATAGTGTAACAACTGTATATTTTCCTACCATGATCAATTCTCCTCTTTTGCCTTCAATACCCATAAACAATTTCTAGCATGTTCTGCCGGAATCAATGGCGCCATAATGTTTGCGATGAGATTTACGTCATAATATTCTTTCAACGCTTCAAACATCGGAATCTGCCAGTCATGAAGGTCGGCCTTGTAATCTTTCATTGAAGCAAACGTTCCATATTTTGCTTCGATGTCAAAATATTCGGATAATTTATCCTGCAGCTCGAAGTGATCCCATTCGCCAATCTCGATACTGCCATCAGGACGTGTCAACGTATGGTTGTTGGCTGCTCCTACTTTCGGGTCATAATTTGGAGTGGACAGATAGACTCTGGTATCTGGTCCGCAGTGATAAGCAATATTGTCCAGAAATGCATCTGCATTTTCATGGCCGATATGTTCCATCACTTCGAAACACGTAATGATGTCAAACGTCTGACCGAGATCAATTTCGCTGCACAGATCCATTTGTCTAAATTCAGCGAAATCAAGTTTGCCGAACTTCTCATTATTCTCATCAATCGTCTGCTTTCTAATATCAAGACCGAGATATTGTTTTGGTTTGAAGCGGTTACGATAGAATACCTCAAGCATCTCACCTGATCCGCAACCAAAATCAAGAATTGTCTGACCAACCTTTGCTACCTTCAAAATATGTGTCCATCTAAGATAATGAGCAAACTGGTCTCTATGATAAATATGACGCTCAAACTCCTGCTGAGGTGTTAACTGTGTCTTGTTGTAAATCTGTTTTGCTTTTGCCATTATACTGTCTCCTTTTCTTCAATAAGATCAAAAATTTCCTGCAATGTCATTTTAGATGTATCGATGACCGGAATATTGTAATGCTCTGCATAAAACTTAAATTGAGCGTCGATATAATCTACATTCTCATAGATTCTACTATCTTCATTGCCTCGTTCATTCAAACGCTTATAAATCGTCACAATATCTGCCGTAAGTACCAAGACTTTTACTCCTTCTTTTTTTGCGTAATGCATGACAAGTCTTGCGTCTTCTGTACCGATCTGCTGATTTCTATCGAAAATTTTAGGGTAAATCAATTCCCCTAAAGTATGACGATCCCAAATGACATTCTCTTTTCGCAATGTCTGACGATAGAAATTATAGTCTGCCGCATCATACTGAGTGCAATGGCAAATATCAAGCCCGTATTTTTCCGCTAAGATTTTCGCCAAAGTAGTTTTGCCTGCTCCATCAACACCTTCCAAAATTATTTTCATGTGTTTACCTCCTTCCATCCACATACCTGGACATCTTCATCGCCTTCCATATAGGATTGTTTCGCGATTTTTACTATTTTATGTTTTTCTGCTTCTTCTTTTGATAACCCATGAGCATCACAATAGCCTTGCAAATAGGCTTCGTATTCATCTTTCCATCCCATTACTTACTCCTTTTTAACGAAAATTCTATATTTTTTCCCTTTGATTGTTTTATCGACAATCTCATAGTCGAAATGTTTCTTTACCTGTTTACTGAACTCAATATTGCTCATCGGATTGAAACTATTCGCAATACAAAATTCGTTATACTTTTTATATACATTCTTCGTCGGTTCATTCTCGATCTTCGGTTCTTCCTTGAAGAATAGTAAAATAGGGTTATTGTTTTCCGTATATTCTTGCAGTGCTTTATCTGCTTTTGCTGAAGTGGTAAACTTCCGATTAGTCAATACCCTTTTCAATCCACATATCCCAATATTGATTAAATACTGCATTGGTTCTTCTTGAATTAACTTATACTTTATGTATGGATCAAAATCAGGATCGTTTGGAGAAAATCTCGCCTCAAATGGTATGATAACCAATCGGCTTATGACAGCGCCTGACTTATCTTTAATTCTCGGAATATCATTCGCGGAAAATAATAGCTTCGCATAGCTGGAAAAATCAAACGGATCTTGTCCTTTTCTTTCAACGTTGATTGGATTTCCTGAAGCAAGCTTTTTAAACACGGCGGGATTCGGAATAAATTCACTTCCGATATCATCGCCAATGTTGGCGAGTTTTCCAAACAATTCTGCTGTTTTAAATCTATCGCCCAATTCTTTCAAATCAAGTGATGCGATATTTTCTTGGCCGAGCAGATATTCGATCATAGAAAGAAAGGTAGATTTTCCGTTTTCTTTTTCACCTGTCAGAATGAAACACTTTCGTAATTCATTCCGTCTGTAAAAGCAGTAACCTATACATTCTTCAAGCAGCATTCTCACCGATTCATCTTGGCACGCCAATTTATTCAGCGTTTTATCAGTGATTTCCGAATATGCATCAGGATCATAGTCGAAGTTAATTTTGTTTGTGATAATGATATCCGGCGTAAAAGGTTCAAGTGTATCAGTTTCAATATTATAAATGCCATTTCTAAATGCTATATAATTAGCATTGCTCATTTGCACACTATCATTGACCAAGAGGTCGATGTAACTAAGAACCTCAGCACGCTTTGCCCTGTTCAAATTACTGATATGCTTTATCATTTGCGCTTCAATTTCTTTCAGCCCGTCTACGTATATACCATCTTTATACATATGTAGCTGCCCATTTATCTTCACTATGTGGTTGGTATTCTTCAAATACATTGCGAATTTATCGAATAAAAACGTGTTTTTCTTAAAGAATACAGGCTTTTTAAATGCATCATCACGTGATAACGTTTCAAGTTCTTCATCACTCAACGGATTTTGTAACACGTACTTGTTAATTAACTTCAAGACTTTCCTGGCTTCTTCTGTACTGAAGTCGTTGGCCTGCAATGTAAGAATATAGTTGAATAGTGATTGATTTCTACCGTCACCGGCTTCCATTTCGAAAAACTTCAACTTTGTATTTACGGGCAAAAACCACTTTGGAACAGGTTCGTATTCCTCATAGTCTTCAATATCGTAAAGAATGAACCTCTCTTCGTTTCGATATTTCAAGATCGAATATGAGTTTTTACAACCTACTTTTATATCAGCTTCTATTCCACAAGCCAGCGTTTTGTGTATACCGCATTTGTCTATGATTATTTCTCCTGACGAATCAACATTTTTAAATAAGAAATGCTTGCCTCTGGTCGTTTCATATACACGGCAATTACACTGCAAATCTTCCACGATGTCCATCAGCTTCTCAGATTGTTCATAATCATCCACATCTATTAGCACTACATCGTCTGCGATAATTCCAGCAAATTCTGGCAGATTTTTCACCTGATCGTATGTTCTTAATTCTGTAGGCGATTTATTTTTAAAAGGCATCAAGCATTTTTTATCTCTGGTAGGCACGTAGCCTTTAAACAAATCTATCAATTTCCTCCGCACTCCTTACACGTATGCGCATAACGATCACTTCGCAATTTATTTCCGACATAAACTTTCATCGCACCGCAATGTTTACACTTGCACATCCAATTTGCCATGCTAGCTCTTTCAGGTTTATAATTCGGCCAGTATCTGCCGACTACGACCCATGGTCCATATATTTTTCCTGTTTCATCTATTGCTCTATCCATTTTTACACTTCCACTCCATACTGTGCCAATCGATCTTTTGCGAGATTGATATACCAAAGAGTATCTAAATAATCCGGACGTTTCTTTCCTTTAATGCTTCCATTGTCAATGAAACAATGATCCGGCGTATTCGCAAACTTCTCAATCGTGGCACCTTCTTTTTTACATTTACCAATATAAGTCGCACGTTTATCTTTTGATGCAAATACACGGTGGCATTTTTCAGCCATGTATTTTCCATTATGCCAAGAGCGCCAATATTTTCCCGAAAGCTTTACAACTTTCTGAAACATGATCAAATCATCACAATCATTGGTTGTCTTTTCCACTGGTATACCTTTTGTCATAAATTCAACCATCGCTTTGTTGATGATCGGTAAATCATAATCAACCGAACTGAGTGCTTTTGTATATGCGCCTTTGGTTTTTGTTTTACCATCAGGAGCAACTAGCAAATAGTTGTTGACGTCTTTTTGGAATACCTTTGTATAGATATCAAACCCCATCCGCATACCTGTTCGCTTTTCCCATCCCCAAACAATGTCATCGATCAAATCAAAATCGTCAATTGATTTCAATTTGAGCAAAATACCATCCGTATTAGATTGAATAAGCTTGCAATACGGTTCAAGTTTTTCAATTAGATCAACCAATAATAATTGACCGTTAACACATATCGCGTTGTTTTCACGTGGATCATATAACGGCGAATATTGATCTTTTAATTGGCCGGATATTGCATTATCTGCAATTTTATATGGCAATCTGGCAACCTTATTGCCAGTAGCTTTCATTCTTAGATTTTCACCGTGAATTTTCTCAAAGTTTTCAGGGTTCGCCATGTTACGATAGCCAAATTTATATTGTTCCTGCAATGATGGATAATATGCCGTTACATCGGCCATGAGATAAATTCCTTCGCCATAATACTTTTTAATAGCACCATGCAAACCGCCCCAAGCAAGTGTGTGTTCAATTCCTGCAATTATTACTTTTTGCTTTTTCTTATAGTCATGATTTTCGGGATTTCTATACCAATCTCTAATCGCTCTATATTTCTTCAATTTCAATGTATTGACGATTGGAAATTCAAACTCGTCGTTGAATTTTTTACCTTTACCGCCAAGGATTTTTGCAACACGCTGTGCACCTGTCTTTCCCATATACGTGAGCGGAAGATTGAAAATTTTCACAAGGCCCATAGCTGCATCAAACTCTGCTTTTCTTGCAAGCCATACTTCAATCGTCTGTTCTACGTCATGATTGCAGTAAAAGGATGTTTGCTCGATTTCTTTTTTCGTAAGCCTCCTATTTATATTGAATGGCACTGACGTTTCTCGAATGTCATTTCCCATAAACGCTTCGAGGCTTTTCAAACCAGTATCAGTCCTCAGCATTGTGTCAAAATTGATCATCGTTATTTTGTTGAACAGGCTTGAATACTGCCAACCAGGTTTATTGTCTACAATGATCCAATCATTGACCTCTTTTGGGTCCATACCCAAAAGAATAGCCTTCATGATATACTGGTCATATCTACGATTGTTGTACCCTATCCAAATTTCATTGCAATGCGCCTCAAAATAATCTTTAAGGGCTTGTGGATCGTTGACTATTTTGGTGATTGTCTTTTCGATTGGGTTGATAATCACAACTAACCAATCGTATTTGAAAACCTCAAAATCGTAAAAATTAAGCATAGCATCACCTTAAAATACCGTGCGGGGTATTATTTTCCCCGCACGAAAGAATCTTATTTATTCGGCGTCAAATACCTCATTGATTGAAATATTATTGAACGCATCTTTCTTATAGTCAATTTCATACTCAAGCCCCATATCGTCAATTGCTTCGGCGACATCCATAATCATTTCCGCAAACTGGCTGTAAGACTCAAAGCTTGTATCGATAGGATTTCCGTCGACATCTTCTGCCTCCAACTTGCTCAGGAATCCAGATACACTACCAATCATGCTGGCATCATTTTTCGTTCCATAGATGACACGGTTCATAAACAGGCAGCCTTTTTTATGCTCACCTTCTGTGATACGAAACATCGCCTTGAACATCGGACGGCCGTCCTTTGTTTCTCCGAGCTCCAGCTTTTCAAAGTTACCGATATATGTACCGTCCTCAATTTCCGGATAGTCTCCCATACCGTTTTTTGCAGCTTCTTCTGCATCTTTTTTCAACTGATCCAAGTTCACCTGTTCATCGAATTTACTGAAATCCATTTTTTAATCCTCCTTAAAATAAATCGTAATATTGTCAATTTTCTTACTTGACTTGATTTTAATAATCGTGTCCGCATCCTCTGCAATGGTTTCAAGTGGTGCTGCCGTCAATATTGCCTGCAGGTCCGGTTCATCTCCAAATATTGCCTGATAATTTCTGTTAATGACTGACGGCTCTTCTGTTGAAAAACAACTACTGTCATACTTATTTAACGGGCATCCTTCACAATTGCTACGGTATTCGCAATATCTTTTTAACTGTTCTCTTTTTGCTTCTATTGTCATACCATTCACCCTCTTCTACGTCTACGACGTGGTGCTGCTGTTTCTTCAGGGACAGGGTCCGCTGAGGTAGTTGTGGCAGTCGCAGTCTTGTCCTCTGCATCCGTAACATCTTTCTGGGAAGGGTTTTCTACTGAATCGGCACCTCTTCTCTTTCTACGGGGCAATTTTTCCGGTTCTGGCATTTCTACCTCTTCGAATGGAACTTCTTCCTCATCCCCAGCTTCTTCAATGCCGGCATTTGCCACCTTTTCCGCATTTTCTTCCATTACTTTTTCACGGGATTTTCTGCGACGTTTTTTGGTGGTTTCACTTCCGGCATCGGTATCTGGCTGCACATCGGCAGTTGGGTCAGGCTTTGCAGTTTCTTCTTTCTTTTCTTCCTGAGGTGTGTCCTCAAGCTCTTCTTTTTTCGCACGTTTTCTACCTCTCTTTGGTTTTTCATCGGCAATCGGGATATCATCTTTCTTTGCTGCTTCATCAATCTCTTTCATTTCGTCATCTGTCAGAAAATCACCGATTTCATAATAATTGCGGATTTTTTCATCCACATATTTCAGGTCGTTGTCAATCACGATACTTGGAAACATTCCAATCGGACTTTTTACGGTATCATGCCCGCTGTTCTGTGTAATGAATGAATACACACCATCTGTGACGTTGGTTTTCAAAACGATTGTGAACATACCTTCAACCGTGATTTTTTCATCGAGCAGCTTGCCAATGGTCTTGATCTTCTCATTTCCGTTTGCATCGCGTTCAATGTGTGCCAGGAAATAAACTACTTGATCTGCTGGAAGGTCTTTCACCGTATTAACCAACGTCCAGAAATTCTGTGCAATCTCGGTGAACTTGTCAAAACCTCTTTCCGTCGCACGTCTCATGAACTCATTCGCCATCAAGTACTGAGCATCGTCAATAACCGCTACTTTCTTTTTATTGAGCTTCAACTCTTTGATGATTGTTCTATAATCATCAGTTGAAATGCTTTCAAATTTGTTTTTGAACGGCAATGGCTTGTTTGCTACATTGATAACTTTCAAATCTTCCGGTTTGAAATTTCTTAAACTTGCACTTTTTCCCGTGCCGGATTCTCCTAAAATTAAAACTGGTATTGCCATTTTGTTTTTCCTCCTTAATCGATCATGAATGTGCAATGAATAGGGAACCATTTGTCAGCTGCAAATGCTGCCCCGTCTGAAATCGCCTGTACCTGTACAACTCCATTTGCTCCGATGAGCAGCCTTGCATACATCGCACAAGTCGTTGAGCGCATACTTGTATTCTGAACATATGAAACACTGTACGTTGGTCGGCATCCCTCTGGTAAAGTCGCAAGCGGACCCGCTGCAAGTACGTTTTTAACTGCTCCACGGATAGAAACAATTCTACCGATTCTTCTATACTGTGGCGCCCCGCCATAAGCCTGCACTCCGTCAGCAAGCGGGAGCGGGTTCCATCCAGTGTCTGTCAAGTCTGCTGCACTTATGGCGCTTTCAGCTGCGTCCATCCTTGTTTTCAACGCTTCAATCTCTTCATAAACTGTAGCCATTATTCATCCCTCCTTTAATTATTTGTGTAGTAAATCTGAACAAATCCGCTCAATGCGGTTCTGTCTTTTCCGGTTCCGATGCAGATTTTTCCATCATGTCTCAGATAACAAGAAATGTTATTTGCTGCTGTCGGATGCGGGTTCGGCAATGGGATAGAATCACCTTCACCATATACCATACCTTTGATATCAATTACTTTGATATTTGCCGGCGTTAAACCGCTCGTGATTGCTTTAACGGCACTGTCCAGCAGATTACCTGTGTTAATGGTCTTGCAGTATACAGGTTTCCCGTCAAATGTCTCGTTTGTGATTTTCGACGAACCGCTTACCATTTCTTTACCGCCGATCATAACCCAATTAGAAAATGTCCCATTTTCCTGCATTCGTGTCCAAATACGGTTGTTTGTTCTCTCGATGTAATACTGCTTGTTGTATGCGGCCGACAGCGTACTGTGCGGGATATTGATGAAATAACCATTGCTCGTGCCACTCGGTTTGTTTACGCATCCGTTACCATAACCCACATAAATTTTACCGACATATGCGTTCAGGTTTTTGTTCGTAAGGTCGACTGTCTGGTTCGGCAATAACGCATTTTCATCAGGCATAATATCCGCAAGGTTGCTAATGTCACTCTGCGCCTGTGCCATCTGCTCTTTTAACGTTTCCACGTCTTCATAAATTGTAGCCATTTTCTAACCCTCCTTTTTGTTTTCTGTCACTCTGCTGGCCCATAAGTCAGCCCAGTGAATAATCATATACAACGGTGTTTCATTACCGCTGATTTCATATTTTAACGGACCATACAGGCCATTGTGATAGAGAATAGCGTGCTGCTCTTCTTCTGTCAGGTCAATGAACATTGACGCGATAGCAACGCTTCTGATCTCATGCGGGACGTTCAAAAGCTTCGGATTTTTCTTGTACGGTTTGGTATCTGACTTTTTACCAGATGCCAGAACGTTGTCAATATACTCTGGTTTATCGAATTGTCCCATCTTACCAAGATCATGCAACGCTGCCGCAATAGTCACACTCTCGTGAATTTTGTTATATTCTTTGCCGCCAAACAATGCAACACCGATTTTCTCAGCCAGCTCCATGACGTTACACGTATGATGTACTAACCCAAACTCACACGCCAGATGATTTCCTCCGCTACATGGCGCATGGAAAAACCCGCAATCTTCCATATATTCAATAAGCCCGTCCATTCCCTCACGCCCTGTTTTCATCAGAGAATCAACGACAAACTTTTTATTATCAAGCTCCATTTTTTAAGCTCCTTTCATTTATTTTTTTGACCAAGTGACCAGCCAATCCCCATTCGTCTAATTTGAAGTGCTTGACTAATTGCTTAAATTCCTCATATTGACTTGGGTATAAAATAATTGCATATCCACCTGAACCATTGATCTTCTGCACATTATATTTTTGCAACTCCGACGGTTTACCGTGTTCGGCTTTCACTTCAATGGCTACAAAATAACCATTGATGCAAGCCAATATATCTGGAATACCGGATTTTGTCATACGATTGGCAAAAAACTTAACTTGCCAGCCGCCATGGTCTTCTATGTAATTTTTGACCTTATTTTCAAATTGCTTTTCTGCTGCCATTTACTCACCTTCAATATTTGCTACACAAAACAGTAACCACCAACCTAAGCAAATTGCACAAATAATCATCGGTACCCAGGTTTCACTGTCAACGCAAAGAGCAGAAATAATAAATATAATCATGGTCAACGCATTGATCGTATTTATGATTATATTTTTCATTTTTATTCTCCTTTCTCAAACAATGCATCAGTATAATCTTTTCGCATTGCCAATGTTCTATATATCTTTTCTTCTATTGAACTCTTACAAGTAAGATAATAGTAAAAACAAGGTTTTTCCTGACCAATACGATGAATTCTCTTTTTTGACTGCTCAAATAATTCACTCGATAAAGGCGGAGTAAAATAAACAATCTTGTTTGCTTTCTGCAAGTTCAACCCCATTGCACCAGCCTGATACTGAATAAATGTGATTGAATTATCACATTCTTCATAAGCCCATAAGTCTTTACCTTTACCATTTACGACACTGTATGGTCTCGCATATTCACATACAATCTTTTCGAGTGCTATAAGCTCATCCCAAAAGTTATAGAATACGATTAACCGATCATCAGTGCTTTCAAGTAAATCCTCAAAAGCTTTTAATTTATCTTCGTTACACCTACCGCACAATTTTCGTTCGTATAACATCCTCGTAAGTGTAGTATCGCCTACTAACTCCATACCGTCAGTTATGATGATACAATCTTTTCTGAATTTTCTGTATTCTTTGGTAGTAGGTACCTTGATAGTATTATGTATCTGTTCAGGAAGATCGAACACCTCTTCCGTTTTAAGGAAATTACAACCGTACTGCCGCATTTTCTTTTTAAGACGTTCCTCATTCTTATAACCATCAATTATCATTAGTGGAAAACCTTCGTTGTCTTCATAATGATAATCAACATATTGATTATAGAAGAGTTTCTTGCTGATCTTCCAACCAAGCAAATTTAATTGACTCCATAGCCTCTCATATTTACCACCTGTCGGTGTACCAGATAAGAGGATCACATTCTTCGGTTTGAGTTTTTTAAGAATGAATCTTGATCGCTTACTATTTTCATTCTGTATCAATGATGATTCATCAAGCATCAAAGTGAAGTCTTTCAATTTAGCAAGCTCCGGCCGTCTGAACGCTAATTCATAATTGATAACGCCAATTACCGGACAGCCATATCTAAAGTCAACCGTGAAAAATTGTTCAAATTGTTTTTTATCTGTTAAATCTAATGCAATGACGCAATCCGTAAAATAGTATTTTTTGAAATGTTCTACCCAGTCATCAACCTTTGATTTCTGGCAGATAACCAAATTGACTTTTGCCCCTAACTGCATCATCTTTTCTGAACCGCCAAAGGTTTTTCCGAGCCCCATGTCCCAATATAAGGCGCATCTGTTCAGGTCTTTCAGATCGTCAAGTGCCTGCTGCTGATGTGGATATAATTTAATCATCTTCAACCTCAATAAGTTCAAGCCCAGATAATCCCCAGCCATATTTTCTTTTTCTATCTGAGGCTTTTGCAAAATAATATTTTACGTCCTCAATATCTTTAAGCCGCCCACCTCTCATTGGTAAAACGCTTTTATCATCTGGACATTTAATTTGTCCATTTACAACTTCATATATATGACCGGTCTTAAAATATCTATCACCTTTGGTAAAGATGATCTTACCAGAATAGTATTTTGTTTCATCTGACTTGTTCGGACACTGCATCAATCTTTCAAATGCAAGTTTTGCGCCTGTTTTAAAGTCGAATGTATCCTCTGGACAGCATCTTGCAACCCCTTTTTCTCCGGTTGCTTTGTCAAGTGCTGTCACCTTATTGCCTTGTCTAAAAATGACAATACATTCAAGCTTGACCGGTTCCACGTCCTCCAAACAGATCATCCATGTTCTTTTTTCCACTTCATCATAAATTATTACGCTTTCGCGAAAAACCTCATTAATTTTCACAACCTGCCCCATTAAATGATCCATACTGCCGTCCCAATTCCAGTATGTCGGTCTTTTTGAAAATACTTTTACTCTTACTTTGTCACCTACTTTAAATTCCATATAAAATGCCTCACTTTCCTAAATACTCATATACCTTTACTTCTGATATATGATAGGTCCAAACGCTACTCATTTTGATTGCATATCCAAATGGTAAAATTCCGCGCTGTAATCCTATCCGAACAAACTGCGGGGATTTACCCAGCAATTTTGCGCATTCGATAACAGTCAATGTCAATCAGCTCCTACAAAAATCTCTTTTAATTCTTCTCCAGATAAACCATATTTTTTGGTCAATATGGAGATTTCAATATCCGTAAAAGGAGATGAACCGCTTAATTTTTTTGATGCAGTGCCTCGCGATATTCCAAGTGCATCAGCAATACATTGTACAAAATTTGTGTCTCCAAGTAACGTCATTTTGGATTTCAGCAAATTCATATTCGCCATGTTATTCCCTCCTTTCTTAAATATTAAATTGCCGTAGCGGGAATCGAACCCGCGTCTTTCATGCACCCAAAATCCTATCCATTTGAACGATACGGCAACCGTTTTGCAGTAAAAGTTATTCGCTGCGGATGGTGCAGCGAACTGGGCTAGTCGGATTCGAACCGACGAATGCAGGAGTCAAAATCCTGTGCCTTACCGCTTGGCGATAGCCCAACGGATATCTACTTATTAAAAACAGATATCCTGTCTGACTTATTCTTCTTTACCTTCAATGTAACCGATCACATCGTCGATACTAATATAGTCGTCTTTCTGTGATTCGGCGTATGCTGTAAGAGAAACATCGCTGGAAATCTCACCAGATTTAATACCTGCAAGATATGCTTTCATATTTGCTTTGTTGATCTCATCTTTGGAAATAATATTTCCATCAGCCATAACGATCTCTTTTCCTGCTTCTTTCTGTTTGTTTAACATCTTTACAATATTCATATTATTGCCTTTCTCCACGTTTTGGCGTTGGTCACCGTGTTTTGTTTACGTTATTATCTTACTATAATTTACAAATATTGTAAATTGACATAACAACCAAAATTGTTGTTGTCGCGTTAACTATTTTGCACAAAATGATTAAATTCTTAATCGTCATAACCAATTATGGATTTATTATATTAAGATAATTTCCAATTAGCAATACAAAATACGTAATTTCTTTACGAGAACGCTTGTTCGATTGACTTTGTATATTACGGACATTATCCTATAATTGTACATATGCACAGGGAGGCGTTAAAATGGAAACAGGAGAAGTTATCAAAAAATTGCGTAATGAAAAGAAATTTACGCAATCAGAATTGGGAATTATGCTGGGGGTGAATACATCATCGATTCAAAAATATGAAAGCGGAGCTACCAAAAATCTGAAGTTAGAAACAATCAGGGAGTTATGCCACATTTTCGAAGTACCTCCTCTAGTTTTTGTTTTTCCAGAAATACTAGATGAAGGTTTCGATGTATATCATGAAAGAATGTTCAAGGACCATATGAAGGCATCACTAAAGGTAAATGAAGAAGGTATAAAGAAGATATTTAACTATATAAGCGACATTCAATCTATGCCGAAGTATCAAAAGTCAAGATGAATTCAAGATAAGTCAAGATGAACACGTATGATCTTGAATTGCTTCAAAGCATTGCGGTTGACACATTTCTAAATAAAAAAGTCAAGAAGTCAAGTTAGTTTCTTCTTATTATATATAAGCTAAAATCATTAAAAATTTTTGATGTCTGTAGAAAATAATATATAGATAATAATATATCTTGAACTTGACTTCTTGACTTTTAACACCAAAGGGAGAGAACATAATTGCGGAGAGCAAATGGAGAAGGTTCAATTTTTAAATTAAGCGGTAAGCGTCGCAAACCATATGCCGTAAGAATTACAGCTGGTTATACGGATGAAGGAAAACAACTATATAAATATGTGGGTTATTATTCTACTAAAACGGAAGCCAAGAATGCGATGAGGGAATATCTTGTTAATCCATTTAATTTGGACCACAAGAGCACGAAGCTCAAAGATGTATATGACAGATGGTCAGACCAAAGTCAATTGGCTCAGACGACTATGCAGAGTTATAGCTCTGCTTTCAATCAGGCAAAACAACTTCACAATATGAGCATGCGTGATATTAAGGCAGCACATTTGGAAGCTGCTATGCATCAAATGAAGCCACATATGCGCAGCGTATTTAAAAATGCTATGGGGAAAGTATATGTATATGCTATCAAACACGAAATTGTTGATAAGGACATCATGAGTCTAATCTCAGTGAAAACCACTGTTGAGACAAAAGAGAAAACACCTTTCACGTTAGCTGAGATCAACAAATTGAAAACATTCAAACATCCATTAAATGATACCGTTTTCATCTTACTTTACACTGGAATGCGGATTAATGAATTACTTGAAATCAAATGTGAAAATGTTCACTTAGATAAAAGATACATGATTGGAGGTAAGAAAACCAAAGCAGGCCAAAATCGAATTATTCCGATTCATGACGCAATCTATCCTTTGATAAAAACGAGATACGAACAGGGCCACAAATATTTGATAACCAAAGATAATAAGAAGATCAACTATGCTACCTATCGAATAAGCTATTGGAATAAAATGAATTCAGCACTTGGGTTTAAACATACGCCACATGATACGCGTCATACATTCACGACGTTTGCAGATAGATATGATGTACATAAAGTCGCATTAAAGAGAATCCTAGGCCATACGCTAAGTGATATGACTGATCACTATACTCATAAGGACCTAGATGAATTATTGAGCGAAATTAATAAAATTGTATATTAAAAAAGAGCCTAGCGGCTCTTTTTTATTTCTCTAATTCATTGCGCAATTGACGTTTCATTTCATTATATCGTTTGATAGCTTCCAAATCGTTTTTGTCTACGTTTTCCCACGCTGTTTTTAAAATTTTGTAGTATTCTTCTTGTGTCATGATATATTCCTCCTTGATATTTAAGTGTTATTCACCTTACATTATCTATTATACACCTTTAGTTGTAGTTTGTACATACTTTTTTGTATATTTATTGTATATTGTAGATGCTTTTTCATTTGTTTTTATACATTCACAAACGTTGTCGTATCAACGTTCCTTTTGATTTTATACACTTTATAAATTTCCCCAACAAAATTTAAGAATATGATAACGTCAACATTTACATATCAATTTGTATATTGCACGCATATTGCAGAATAGAAAATGAAAAAATGCACTGGGCGTTTTACTCTTGACGTTTTGGTCATAATATTGTACATTATTATGTAGAAACTATATAATAATAAAGGAGGTGTTAATGTGGAAATTTTACCCATTACAGAAATGAGAAACACACAGAAAATCAGTGAGCTATGCTCCAAAGAACCGGTATTCATTACGAAGAATGGTTCCGGACATCTTGTGATCCAATCACACGAGGAGTACAATCGAAAAGAGGAAGAGCTTGAGCTTTGCCGAATGATCTTGGAAGCTGAAAGAGACCAACTTGAGAACGGAAATAAAATGCAAGACTTCGATGAATTTGCAGCTGAGGTGAGGAAAAAATATGGAATACAATCTTAAAATCCTACCTCGTGCAAAAGGCGACTTAAATAATATTTTTGATTTTATTTTCAAGGACGCACTTGAAGAATCAATTGCCCAAGGTGTTATCGATGATATTTTAAGATCAATTGGAACTCTCAAAACTTTCCCAAGACGCTGGCCAGATTTTGAAGGCTTTCCTGGGTACCGCCAAATGCTTGCTGGAAAGTATAAAGTGATTTATAAAATTGAGGGTGACTTGATTCAGATTGTCAGAGTTAAACACACGTCACAATATCAATAAGGAGAAATCATGGAAAACAGATGGGAAACACTCGTCATGCTCTTATCGCTTAAAACTTTATTAGAAAGTGATAATAAAGAAAAAGCTTTAGAAGTTATTGATAATGTGATCGTTGAGATGAAAAAATAAGGGACCCTTTCGGGTCCCTTTTTGTTTATCCCTCGATATTTCTCGCTGTTGCCATATCTCTACCATCAGATTTTCCGTTTGAGTAAGCGCTAGTATCTCCTGACAGACGAAGTGTGGATTTTACAGATTTCCAACCTTTTGTCATTTCTTCATAAGATTCAGTAACTTCTTTCGGTGTGACGATCATCAACGCCGTACACTGTTTTTCGAGTACCTCAGCTACACCATCTCTAAATCCAACTAAGTAGGTGTTCATTACTCCACGTGTTTCCTTTCCTTCTTTTTTGCACTTGTTGTAATATCTTACGGCAAATTTATTTCCGATCTCGTAGAGGTATGTGAATACTTCAAGGGCGATTTTAGCATCCTCTTTGAAGCCATAGAAAACCACGTCTTTTCCGCCAAGGAAATATGTTTTGCATCTGAAATTCTGAGCGATGATAGCTGCAAGACCTATCTTCCATTTTTTCATTTCATGTCTACTAGACTGATAGTAAACCTCTTTGACAATTTCACGGGTTTCTTTTTTCTCATCGAGCTGGTCAAGTTCAATGTTATATTTTGCCATAAGCTCCTGCGCTTTAAGTGCAGCAGCAATTGCCTCATTTTCATTTGGGTTGTTGTTTGCCAGGTCCAAAAGGTTTTTGATTTTATTTAAGATTTTTTCCATGCTGATCTCCATTCTGCCATCGTAACCTCCGTGGTGGGTTATTTGTTTGCTTAGTTTGCTTTGGTAAAGTTGTTCATAAATTTTTTATAGCTCATTTTTGTGGTTGTTCCACATTCCGTTACATATACAACCATTGACATGCTCATGCTCTTAACTGTTACCTTTGTACCTGTTTTAGAAATATATGTGTTTGTTCTCATATCTTTGTACCTCCTAAGATTTATTTACTTGATTGATTATGTATATATTATACAACTAAAGTTGTACTTTGTAAATAGTAAAAATGCACAAGATTGAAGGAAATTTCTTGTGCATTTTACCTTTGGTATTATTTTGTTTTACGTGATGGTGTAGTGAATGCTCTTTCCACAGACCATCCCATCTTATAAATACGTCCATATAATGTATTAGGTGAGATACCAAGTTCTTCTCCCCATTTGCAAATGTTTTGAGCTTTTCCATCATACTCAATCAATGCACCACGTTTTGGTTTAGGTTTCTCAACTGGTTTTTCCTCTGTCTCAGGTTCTGGAGTTTCTTCTGGCTGATCTTCTTCGACGTCTTCAACCTCTTCAACTGACTCTTCGATTGGCTCTTCTTCAACAGGCTCCTCAACCTCTTCACTTGACTGATCGCCGTCGAGAACAATCTCACCTGCTCTCCATTTCTCAATAAACTCGAGGACGTTATATCGCTTTGTGTATCTTCCCCAATGCTTTGTATATTCTCTGATTGCAGCGTCTTCCTTTGCTTTCTGATCAGCAATCGCTTGTTTCTCTTCATCTGACATATTCTGTCTTTCTTCGATTTTAGCAATAAGGACGTCTTTCTTTAAGTTCCACCAATTGGAGATCTTCATTTCCTTTGCCATTTCCTTAAGTTCTTTAACCGTCATTTCTTTTAATTCTTTCATTTTATATTCTCCTTTTCTTTATGGCTCCAGATTCGCGTTCTAAGGCGTTTTTATATATAGGCCATGTAAATTATCATGAAATCAATTTCGGCATGAATCTGATATGAATCTGGATGTCTCAATTATGTTCGCGTTATTTAAGCTCTTTAGCTTATAGTCTTATTATACAATGAAAGTTGTACCTTGTACACTAAAAGTTGCATAGAAGGGAGAAGCTTAAACCTTCTGTCAATTATATTTTTGAAGGTGTAACCAAGGCGAATTGCAAGAACATTCGTAAGATATAAGCTTTATTTTATATACAACTATTAGTGTACATAGTACAACTATCGTTATATAATAAGAATATAAGCTAATTGCTTAATAACTTCTTAGGAGAGATTAAAATGGAAAACGAATTATTGCTAGAATTACTTTGGGAACTAGATCAACGTGAGGCTGATTACATTATCGAGAATGGTTGGTTCTCAATGTATCTTGGAAATAGTTTCATTCGTTTCAATATCAAAGACGAAGATCAAACTGACTGGCTGCTAGATGAGCTTTGGAACTGGTAATAAAATGGAGGACGAAAGTCCTCTTTCAAATAAATATTATGGAGGAATTAAGATGAATAAATATAGAGTATGGTTTACGATTTACACACGATACTATGGATATGATGAGGATTTCCTCGATGTTGAAGCTGCCAATGCTGATCAAGCATATGAAAATGTAAGAAATGCGAATTCTGATGTACATGGATTTAATATAGAAAGTGTGGAACCTCTCGATTGAGAGGTTTCTTTTTATATCTAATTGTCAGAAGATATAAGCTTAATTTTACATACAACTTTCAGTGTACATTATGCAACTAACGTTGTATAATTATATTATAAGCTAATCAAGCTTAATAACTTTTGGGGAGAGATTAAAATGATTTTTAGATTCGCGGAAATGCTTTATGACATGTTTGGTGACGATTATGAGGACATGATTGAAACGTTTATGGAGAATTTACATCGTCACTATAAAGAAGATCTTGGTCTTGATGAGTTATTCATTGAGTTTGGCAAGTTCCTTGAAGATTGCGAGATCACACGTGCTGCACTCAACAAGAAATAAAAATGAGGGCCTTCGGGCCCTTACCAAATAAAACTAAAGGGGAAATTAAAATGAAATTTGAGCTCGGTCAATTAGTGGCAACTAGAGGTATCAATGCAAGACTATTAGAGGATTCTGATTTTTCGAAGTTCCTTTGGAATAGTTTTGCCAGATATAAAAATTGCGATTGGGGAGATATTCCTCATGAGGATAAAAAGATGAACGATTCCGCGGTGAAAAATGGTGACGATAGAATCGTCGCACGATATAATAATATTTATATTATTACTGAATACGATCGTTCAGCAACTACCATATTATTTACACATGAATATTGAGGAGGAATCGCATGAGTAAACTGAAAACTATGAGGCAGACTAAAGGTCTGTCTCAAAGCCAATTGGCTGAAAAAGCCAATATGAATGTCAGAACCTTGCAGCATTATGAACAAGGATCAAAGGTTTTTGATCATGCCAGAATTGACACAATTCTCCGTGTCTGTTTGGCACTCAATTGTAAACTCGAGGACATTATTGAGAATCAGGATTACATTGATTTGATAAAACGATATGAAAATTCTTGAAATTTGCATGGGTTACACTGACAAAATAAAAAAGAGCCGTGAGGCTCTTTTTTATTTTATGCGTTTCTAGGATCTAAACCTGTACGCTCGTAGTATTCCATAATTTGTAAATATAAAATTTTATCCAATTACTGATTTTAAAACTCTGAATTCTACTGTGTTATTTGCCCTGATTGAGTTTGTAAGCATCAGTTTTGCAGTCGCACCGGTGCCGGAGATGGTATAATCTACATTTTCTACGAACTGAACGCCATTGATATTTGCATAGAGAATGTCTTGTGTTGCATCAAATTCAGAAATACCTATTGCAATCTCACTGACTTCCGTGCTGGTGGTTACGACGTTTTTGTATTCGTGCAGGCTGGTGTTGACTTGCAACTGTTCGGTCAGAGCTGAAAACCATGTGTCAAACGCCGCCTGCTGCTGTTCCTGCCAGGTCTGCATGGTTTCTAATTGCTGCTCGTAAGCTGCCTGGTATTGTAAGAATAATTCGCTAGTATCGACCTGCCTAATCAGGCCAGTAACCCAGCCACAAATATTCGTGTTGGCCCTGGTATCTTCAATGTTCGCCTGTGTGATTGTCGTTACTCCACGGCCTACATAAACATATGCAAGACATATTTCTTTGACGGTCAGGCTGTCTACCATCGTCGGTTTTACCGGTGTTGTTGCGTCCGCACTATCTTTCATGTAGAAATCAATTTTGCGTGCTTCCAGATCCAGTCTTAAGCAGATTGCCGTATATCGATTCAGTGTGACGTGAGCTGGATTCAGATTGATAATATATGGCGCATCATTTCTGAACCATTTTGATCGGATAATTGCTCGCCCTTCTCCTATGCTAACTTGCATACCACTACCGGCTTTCACAATCAATGCGTCGTCAACACTCTCGTAAATTCCATCTGATACCAATCCTTCGAAATAACTAGACATCTGGTCAGCATTATATTTTCTGTCACCGTTACTGCTGTTAAAAAAACCGTATGTTACTGCCATTTTTACACCTCCCACGTGCTGAACGTTGGGACTGTAGAAGCCCCGTTTTCATCTTCACTTTCAATAATTTCAATGATTCTCGGCGTCGCACTGATGCCGTACTCATTTATTACTTGGACGATGTCGCCCAAAAAATAATCTTTATTTAATGTATAGTTTCCTGACGGTTCCACATTTCCTTCAAATTTTTCAGTGAACATCACTGCACTTAATTGCTCTTTTCCGTAATTTTGCAACAATTTATAATATTGTTCCTCTGTTATGATCTTACCATTGCTGGAAACACTGGAGCCGTCAATATACGTTTCATAACGCTGTAAACCGGTAGCATCACCGATCGACGTTGTTCGCTGGTTGATCCCTTCGCCTTCACCACCCACCAGAGCAGCATTTTTATACTCTGCTTTTTCATATGAATAATTGGACGACAACAAGTTGTCAAATTCATCTGAAAAGACAACCGGCAGCACATCTTTTTGACTGTAAGAGCGGTTTACGCCTTTGTACAGTTTGAAAATGTACTTTTTGCCGTCTATATACACGTCCCAGCCGATGCCGTAAGTCTGGCAAGTGGACTCTATCCACTCTGCGATATTTTCACCCAATAACTGCACGTCGAATGTGTCCGTGATGCCCGCTTCCTCCGTCAATTGAAATCCGTCGATTTTTCGCGTTGCATCGATTGGACTTATGATGTTTTCCGTGATAACCTGCCTAATACCTGTTTCAACGTTTCCCGTTAGATTCATTTGCTTCCAGACAATGCGGCGGCCCACAATGCTTTTCAATCCCTTTCCCGTGACCGTTAACTTGTCACCGTTCTCCCAGTCTGTCGTAATGCTGATGTTTTCAATAATCATCACGTTATTATAGGTTTCACCCTTCCGATCAGCTCCACGGCATAACAGGCAATCTTTTTGCAGCAAGGCAATGTAATAGGGGGTAGCAGGAACGATTAACTCAAAATCGTTCTGCGAAAAATATTGAATTGTCCATATACTGCTTTCAAAACTGTCTATCATATCTATGATATTCAGATCAGTCCCTAAAACGTAAATTTCCACGCTTACACCCCCTCAAATTGATTGTTGATAATAAATATACACTGTAAATTATCGGAAAATTCGTCTGCTTCATATGTAAAAATATTGTCGCCAGGTACAAGATTAAACCAAGTTGAACCTGCCCGCAGTTTTCCAATGATGTTGGACGTTAGGCCATCATGCAGCAGTGTGATTGATTTCTGCTTTTTGCGGGTATTGATTGTGATTTCATCACCCGCTTGCATTTCCTCATTGATGATCATATATTCAGCGGTATCAACGTTATATATTTTCGGGTTCAGAACATTGCCGATCGAATTTAATTTGATAATAACGCCGGTTTCCACGTCCCCGCCATTTATGATGCTTTTTTGCTTTCCTGTCGCAATGTCTGAAAACGGGATACCTTCAGCTTCAATTGCAAACGGAAATTCAAACAAACTTTCGACGTTTGCAAATTCAATACGGCTTTCCTGCGTCGCACTAAATAATGGCATTGGACATTCCACGACAATCTGTGCCGTCTGTTTTTGATTGAAATATTCAACTGAAAATTTGGACACATAACCATCAATGAACACGTCTCTTATGCCATTTTGATAATACAGGCGCACAGGGTATTTTGTTTTAAAATACCTGTATAAATTTACTCTGTTTTCTTCTGCCGGTCCATTGATCGCAAGTGTGATCGTGATTGTTCGGCTGTTCATGTACGAACTATTAAACACTGCACCATCCATACTCGCTGTTTTTGTGCTATTTATGACGGCCTCAGGGGGATAGAGGCCGTCAACGTCTGTAATGTCATAACGCGGGTTGTGCGTCAGTTCCAACTGTTCGCCATATTTGTTTTCTGCTATCAGTGTATACATTTTTCTATCCCTCCCTATACAGGCTGCGTCATAGCTTTCACCATGCTCACTTGCTGCCGTCTTGCCCGGTAGGTATCTAATGCAGATAACGCTTTCGGGCTAGTGTTATTCTGTACCAGGTTATAATTGTTTACAACCGTTGTCGGTCCAGAAACGACACTGCTACCAGTCTGTCCGACGGCCGTTTTTGCAGTACCAATTGATGCGGAAAATGCTTCGAGTGGCGTTGTGACGCCTGAAATGAACTGTTTCGCTTGTTTCTGCACCTGCTTTACCGTGTCGTACAAACCATTTCCAAAACTTTCTCCTGTGAAAGCCCCTATTTTTTCCATGACTTTCGATGGACTGTGAATTTGTAAAATATTTTGAAACTGGCCTACCATACCAGATACCAGAGTTTTAACGGCATCGGTCATGTAATCAGTGTCAGATTTCAAGCCATCCACAAATCCAGCCATTGCCTGTTTTCCCAGTTCTTCTAGTTTGGTTGGTAGATCTTTGAATGCAGTAGCAAGTGCATCCTTATATTCGCTTGCAACATTTTCAAAGTCTTTCTGATATGTTTTTTTCGCCAGTTCCTCAGATACTTTCATTTTTTCATCGTATGCATTGGAATACGCCTTAAGTTCCAGCTCGTCCATGGCCAACAGTCGGTCCATGAATGCCTCACCTTGGTTCATATCGTAACTTGCAATCTGATCGAAAAGGGCGGAAGATACCTTGCTTTTGATCTTTTGCAACTTGTTTGCATAGTCCTTAATACTCTGGGTTTGTGCTTCGATGTCGTTAATTGTCATTATGCCGGCACCAGATACCTCGAACAGATCGCCAGCACTTTTCAGCTTGGAGATTAACGTGTTCTGTTTTTCAATCAGGGCATCGTATTTTTCCTGATACTTCGTTTCAATGCCGTTAATTGTTTCATCAATCAACGCCTGCGCTTTTGTCTGGTAGTCGCTCATTGCTTCTGAGAACTCGCTTAGCATTTGTGATGATGCCGTAGTGTAGGCCTCATTGAACTCTTTTTGATCTTTTACCAGCTCTTTATTGTCTTTTATTGCCTGTTTATAAGTGGCTTTTTTCTTTTTCAGTGACCCAATGCTCTTTTTGTCTGCATCTGCCTCTTTCTTATACGTCTGCATCTGCTTTTTGTACTTCTGCATCTGCTCTTTATAATTGGCCTTTTGCGTCGCCTTGGTCGCACTGTCATATTTCTTTTTAGCCTTCTTGTAGTTTTCCTGTGCGGTATTATATTTTTTCTTAGCACTGGCGAGGCTCTTTTCTGTACTTTTTAACTTCGTGTCGGTTTTATTGTAGTTGGTCTGTGCCGTTTTCTGTGCTGTCTCATAATTTGTCAGCTTCTTTTCCAGTTCCTTCGTTTTCTGGTCATTTAGATACTGAATTTTGTTATTGATATAAGCCAGTTTCTTTGATAGTGCCGTGCTAAACTGATTGCTTGCCTTTTCAGCTACCTTTGAAAAATTGAACTTTGTCAGCCCTGCCATGGTCGTGACTGCGGCTTTCACCATATCTTTCACGGTTGCTATCAATGCTGTTTTCTCACTTGCGATACCATTGATATAACCCTGGGTGAAATATACTCCAGACTGATAAGTCAGTTTTGATGGTGAACCTTCTTGCTGTCCTTTTTTCAATCCGTTCCATGCACTCTTAGCCAGCTCATACGCCTTACTAAATGCACCCTCTACCATGGTGCCAATACCGTTTATGAAACCTTGCCCGAAAAATCCACCGGATGTTTTTGCACTTTCGCGGTAAGAGTCTGCACCATTATTTGCACTTTTACCCAATGCAGAACCGCTTTCCCTTGCCGCTCCGGTCTTGCTTTGCAGTCCTGCGGCGTAGTAGTTACCCGCTTCGGTTCCGGTGCTTTTAATTCCAGATGCCCCGGCTTTTGCTCCTGCGGTCGTATTCTGTCCTATATTCTGACCAGACTTTTTCGCTGTTGATTTCTGAGAATCTACGCCGCTGCTATAGTCTTTTCCGGCAGTTTGTCCGGCATTCTTTGCTCCCTTTGCTCCGGCTTTTTCACCGTCAGTGCTTGCTTTTCCGACGTTCTGACCTGATTTTTTCGCACTTCCTTTTTTTGACTCTACTCCGTCAGCGTAGTCTTTTCCGGCTTTCGCACCGTTCGCCTTGGAACTTTTCGCTCCAGTTTTCTGTCCTTTTGTACTTGCTTTGGCGATCTTCTTTCCCGCTTCTTCTGCAGTCATTTCACCGCTCAAAATGGATTTCACAAACGCATTGATCACATTTTTTCCAGTAACACCACTTTTTTTGGCCGCTGTTCTGAAGTTTACCGCATCTTCTATACGTTTCTGTGCGTCTTCTACGCTTACCTTGCCTTTTAGAATACCTTTTGATAGTTCTTTAGGGATTTCAAGACCTTTGAAACCTGCGTTCTGCACTGCTTTATTCAGCGTTGTAAGATCACTCAAACGCTTTACTGCATCATCCACGCTAGTTTTTCCGCTGGCAATACCTTTTCTCAGTGACTCCGGTATCTTTATACCGATAGTAGTTGCATTTTTCACTGCGTCGGAATTATCAAAGTCAGCCACTTTTTCCAGTGACTCAATCGCTGTTTTTGCGGAAATACTGTTATTGCTGATACCTTTTGCAAGGTTTTCAGGTATTTTGGTGCCGCTCAATCCAGCTTCTTTTGCCAGTTCGTCGAACTTAATAAGGTTCTTCATGCCTTTTACTTTTTCAGGTATGACATACTGGCCAGACTGCATACCTTCTGCAACTGCTTCAGGTATCTCTACGCCCTTTTTCCGCATTTTTTCCGTAATGGTCGCAATACTCTTTTCCATTTCGGATGCGTCCAATTTGTCTTGTGCGTATTTTTCAGTATTATTGTATTCGTCGTTTAGGTCTTTCAGGGACTTTTTATTGTCTTCCAGTGCTTTTTTTGTCTGCTCGTAAGCGGTACGTTTTCGACCTTCATTTCCGACGGCTTCAATGTAGTTTTTATGCTCCATTGATGAAACGTCGTAACCTGTTTTTGCATAGGCTTCACGGGCTTCCTGCGTCTTTTTCGTCGCCTCAGTAAGTGCTAATTCATTGTCAGCGTGTTGCTTCGCAATGTCAGCCTGTTCAATCTCCAACTTTGCAATGTCAGCAGCGATCGTTTCCAGGTTGGCTTGTGCCGCTTTTGCCAATATCAAATCTTTCTGTGCTTTGATATTATCTTTAATGGCCTCGGTGGACATATTCAGCTTGTCGGCCTCTTCATCATATTTCAGATTCAGGTCAGGCATGATCTCGTTCAGCTTGTCCACGTAGTCTTTCATCAGTGCTTTTTGTGCTGCACTTTTTTCCTCTACGCCTGCCAACTGTTCCAATCGGTCGGCATAAATGTCCGCCTGTTTGTTTTGGGTTTCGGCAGCAGTGTTATTTTCTTCCCTTGCCTGCTTCGAATCTTCAAGAGCTTCGTTTAATTCTTCTTGGCTTTTCGTCAGTTCTTTTGTGGCCTGTAAGTTTTCGTCGTCCTGTTCTTTCGCTTTTTTCTGTGCGACTGTGTAGGCCGCAATGCCGGCAGCAATGGCAGCGACACCAGCAACGATTGCCCCCCATGGGTTCGCCGCAATCGCTAAACCTAATGCTTTAATGCCTCCGGTCAGAAAACCTATGGCAGCAGTTGTTTTTGCAATGATAGCACTAGCGTTGAATACTAGTAGGGCTGTACCTACTGATGCTAACGATGTAACGACTGCCGGTATATGCTGAGGAAACCACTGTGCAAAACGTATCAGGCTAGACAATACAGGCCCAGCGATAGGTTCCACGACATTAACTGACCATGCACGTTTGATCGTTTCCAGCGATGATGCGACGGTATCATATTTTACATCCTTGACCTCTTCCATCTTCCCTTTTACGTTCGTAAAATCTTCGCCCAGCGTGGTTAATGATTTTATAACGTTCAGGTTTGCGTCTTCTCCCATAGTACCGAATGCGGTGGAGGCCATTGTCAAGGCTTCCTGTTCGTCCTTGCAGTCTGAGATGTCACTAACAATAGAATCAATGACATCCTTCATTTTTCCTTCACCTTTTTGCCATGCTTTGAACGCTTTTTCTGTGGCCTCTGACCATATACCGGTACCATCTTTTAACTCTCCGGTCTTTTCGTCAATCTGTGCCATCGTGTCGCCTATAGTTCCATCTGCCAGACGGTTCTTGATCTCATTGATCGAATCGTTGACTTTATCCAGGTTATAGGCTCCACCTTTGGTACCGTTTTTCAATAACTGAAAATATTCTTCGGCGCTATATCCGGCCTGCTTGAAGTTACCGCCATATTCTGCGATGTTGTCACCCAGTTCGTCGGTGTAGTCCAATCCTTCCTGTGAACCCTTGGCAAACAGGTCAAACGCTTCTTCTGCTGTCAGTTCAAAGTGTTGCATCAGGTTATTAACACCACGAATTGTTTCGCTGAAATCACTACCGAACGTATCTTCCATCGCAATAGCGTTTTCTGTCAGTTCACGAATCTTGGACGGGTCCACTTCTCCGGTGGCCTGTTTGACATATGCCATTTTTTCAGCCAAATCCTGCAAATTTTCCCCGTAATTGTTCGCGTAAAGGTCATCCATTTCGTGCTTGAACTCCCTCATTGCATCTGCACCGACACCAGTACTGGCCTGAAAACTTGCATAAGCTTCTTGTGCATCTGTCGCCAAGTCTTTTAATGCGCTGATAGCCTCTCGAATACCATCGGCCACCAGATCAGCCAGCGCACCTTTCATTACGGTGAAACCATCGGAACTATCCTCGGCATCGTTGCCAGCGTCGTCCAATCCTTCACCTAAATCGTCGGCAGCTTGGGTTGCCTGTCCTAACGTCCGTTCGTTCTGCCGTAATTCCTGTGACAATGCCTGTATTTCATCTGCCAATTGTTGTGCTTCGTCGGAACTCTCACCTTGTTCAACGACCAGGTCTGCATATTTGCTTTTCAGATTATCTAACTCGCCCTGCTGATCTGCAATCTTACTTTGCAGTTGTTCGGTCGCTGTTGCAGCTCTCTCTGACTCAGATTGAATGTTTTCTAGGCGATCTCCATACTGCGTCAGAGCCGCCTGCGTCCGCTCAATCGCCGCTTTTTGATTGTTGATTTTTATTAACAGCTCCTGTGCCCCTCTGGAGTTTTCGCCTTGCTCCTGTGCCACCAGTTTATACTGATCTTCCAATGATTGAAGTTTGGTAGTTTCAGCAGCAAGTACGCCATTCAACTGTTCGATTTTTGCAGACAGACCGTCTGCATTATCAGCCCATTTTGTCATGCCAGCGGTAGCAGCCTTAAATTCTGAGTTGACTAACTGAATTTGTCGCTGTGCGTCCTTGAATTCTTTCTTTAGTTCTGATAAATCAACTCGCATCCGTGTTGTGCTATCTCCTGCCATCTTGCCTCACCTCCTAAAACCAATTATTGCCAGCAGGCCGTCTTATAATTGTGTCTTTCTTTGACTTCTCACCGTCGTTTTCTCTGATTTGCATGGCCCGCACGTCGCTATATAACCTTATGACATCGTGAAACGTCTTTTTTTCTACATCATAAGGTGTGAGTGCTGGGAACTCTTTGCACAATTGATAGTTAATATTGAAAAGTACCTCGAAAAGCGGGGTATCATCATCCCCGCTCTCTAGTTTTTTGGGTCTTTTGGAATGCTCAAAATCTCAGCAAAAGACGTTTTCAGGATAGACAGAACGATAGGCAGCAACTCTTTTACTTTCACATGCTCCCAGTCTTCCTGTTCCATATCTGGAAAACATCTGTTCAGTACTTCAATTACCTGCTCCCATGCACCGTATAAAATAGACAGTAATTCTGCACTGTCGTTCATTTTATCCACATTCAGCACTTTCATCAGTGCGCGGATTGTTCCAAATTCTAAATCTACTGTCTGTGCTTCGCACGTTTTTTTGATCTCGCCTTTTTCGTCATATACATTCAATGATAATTTCATTCCGTCTACCTCCTTTTAATTATCCCGGCACCTTAGTGCCGGGAACTCTTTGCTGCTGTTTTGTCAATTACGCTTTCGCCGTGATGGTGTCTGGTGTCTGAACTTTGTCGAAGAATTTGCTTGTGTCTGTCAGGTCCAGACTAGTGTCAACGTTGACTGCTTTTGCTGATTTTGTAGTTTTCGTAAATTTGTGAATAGTGGAGATACCGGTGTAAGTGATCTCCTGACCGTTTGCGTCTGTGCCATCGTCCTCAGTTACGTGTGTAGAATCTGGGATAGAGAACGAACCTTTTAAGCGCCATACCAGCACTTCGTTTCCGTCCGTGTCTTTTGTGCGGTAGCCAAAAGCAAAGTATTTCGGCGTACGTTCGCACTCAACCATCATACCGGTGGTCTTGTCGTAATACTGTCCTGTGATCTCTGCCAGAATCTCCATAGGGATAGCAGACGCACTGACTGTAATCTCATCAGAACCAGTAGAAGAAACGATAACTGCCGGGATGTTATCATAATAATGTGGCTCATTACTTGATTCGGTTGTTTTTGCAATCTCTGAAACACCTACAAACTGTTTTACCTCGCCAGTTGTAAATTCTGTCTCGTTGTCGGCTGTAACTTCTGCATAAACTGCATCTGAAACGCCTCTGTACTCATAAATTTTCTTTGCCATGATTTTTACCTCCTATACTTGTAAGAAAAATGCTCTCATTCCTCGACCAGTGTGTGTGACTTCATCTGATGCCACGTCGTAGCCCTTACCTGGAATAATCCATTTGTTTTGTTTTAATTTAATTCTTGCATCAGTCAAAATTTCGTACGTTTTCGCTGGGTCAGTGCTGTAAAAGTTTACATCAAAATCCCATTCTGTACCGTATTCGTCCCCGTCATAGTGTGCATGGTCCGGGCTGTCATTGTTCCAGAATGTGAAAAAACTATCTGGATATGCGTCATCTTCAGCCAGGCTACCCTGTCTTAAGACGGGAAAACCAAAGCTTGATAAAATCTCAATCAAATTATCTTCCATCTCAACCTCCCATATAGTCCTGAATCGCATCCTCAAACACGTTTCTCATGCCTTTTTTAATCTCAGACATATACCGTTTGCTTTTGTAAATCTTGTTCAGTTTCTGGTCCGGTGCCATCCTTGGTGTTCCGGTGATCAGGTAACCGCCTGCACCTGGTTTTGAAAAGTCAAATCCTACGCTGACCTCTCCGATCATACCGGACCATTTCACTTTCGGATGCTCCACAATACTGCTTTCGGTTGGATGCCCAACGTGATGATATTTACCGTGTGCCGGTAAATACTGATCTTTCATCGCCTCATGCGTGTCCTCAGTGATCTTCTCCGCCGCCTGTTCAAGTGCTTCAGTGAATATAGGTTTCAGGTTCGCACCCAATCTGTCCAGCCGCTCTGCGTAGTCCTCAAAAGCGCTGGTGTCTAATTTCAGCATATTTTTGCCCACACTATGCGCCCCCTTTGACTCGCTTCACCTTGAATTTGCAATATTTATGTCGTTGCTCGATGTCTTCAGGTTCATTGATAATATCGTATACAGCCCTGCTCTCTGCTAACATAATGCGGCAGTCGCTTTTGACATCTGGCCTGTACCACGTTTCAATGGTAGCGGTGTCCTCGATTGCATAAACATCATTGACCGTTCTTTCAGTTCCACCGTAAGTTTTGAAACTGCACCAGATTAACTCCCCATCTTTAGGATAGGTCTTTTTTGGTACACCCTTGATTGTTTCATAGGTGGGCGGTAGCAGTTTAACGGGCGTTGTAAATGGGGCTGGTTTGTATTCACTCACTCACTATCACCACCTTTATACGCTAGCTGCGTGACACGCTGAAAAAAATACGGGGAAAATTCTCCGTTGCCGCTCCCGTAGTTCCATAAGTCAGAGACGCCGCGGGTAACGGCACCTATAATTTTTTTGGACAGCATGACTTCTTCACTGACTCCAGCATCAGTCATAAAATCTTTCACGTCTTGAATATGGCCGCCGATTGTATCATCCTGATAGTTTCCAGTGACACCTATTCTTTTCTTGACTTCCGCCAATAACTCTTCATCCGTCACCCTTGGCACCCCCTTAAACGTTTGCGTTTACGGTCGCTGTACCTGCTGCGACTGCAAGGTTATTGCTGTCTGCTTCCGCAATACAGATAATCTCAGCGTCAGTCGCTGCAATATCGCTAGTGCCGTCCCAAGTAGTCCAGTCGCTCAGGTCATCGTGATAGTTCGGTGCCACTACGTTACCGCCGGTCTTGTAATACAACTGGCCAGAACCATTGCCTGTTACCGTGATTTTAGTTGTACCTTCTGTCGTCCCAGGAACAGACGTTACCGTCAACGTTCCAAGTTCTCCGCTTGGATCACCGCCACCTTTTGCAATAGCAATTTGATTGATGACATCTGGGATTGTATCGCCTGGAATATCATCAGCGGTCGTGCCGTCATTTTTGATGACGGCGCATAAATTTTTCAATGCCTTAACGGTTGTATCAATACTCATCTCATCACCTCATTATTTCTTTTTGATGATGTAAACGCCTGACGGGTCTAAAATTTTACCGTCAACGATCGTCAGGCCTTTGTTTACCCATTCGTTTTTCTCTTCATCGAAATAGCGTTTCATACCAAATGCGAGGTTGGTATTGATTGCATAATCGTTCGGAATCCAGTAGATACCTACAACATCACCACTCTGTGCTGTTTCAAAATCTGCCACGATATCAGGCTCGACAAGTGTTACCTCACGGCCGTAGAATCTGCCATACGTTGCACTTTCACCAACATTCAGCTCCGTAGCCTCTTTAAAAATCGGGCGATTGTTTGCATCTTTCATAGTCAGCAGATCGGCTTCAACGGTTCCAGCAGTGAAAATAAACTCACCCTGTCCACGTTTTGAAAGTGGGATGATTGAAAACAGTTTCTTTCTCCACTGCTCCCAATCGCTGAACTGTGCAGCGGTAAACTCAATTGTATGGCCTGTCTGCTGTGTGACTCTGGTATCTTTCAGAATACCGAGCATCTGACCTGCACCGGTTCCAGCAATAATACCCTTATCCATTGCTTCCACATATGCCTCAACCATGATTCTTACAATTTCTTCCTCAAACATTGAAAGTGCAACAACCTGGGACAGTAAGGTCTGAGAAACACGGATTTCGCCAATATTGTATGAAAACTCGATGTACTCTTTGATGTCTCCGGCTTTCTGTCTTTCAGAAACGGTCGTTTCTGTAATCCATTTGAAATTTGCTTTCAGATCGGAAATAGGGAATTTTACACCGCCCTGAATATTCAGCTTACGGACTTTGCTGTATAACTGACCATAAATTTTAGATACCTTCGTGATGAACTCGTTCATGATCGTCGTAGGAATAATCATACCCAGATCAGCTGCAACTGTTGGACCAGGATCACCGCCAGCACGCTGTACCAGATTCGCTGGAATTGGTGTACCTCTCTGCACGTATGCTTTGAACGCCTCGCGATATTCCATAGTTGCATACGGATCTTCATTGCTACGCTGCTGCGTCGGCGCCGGATTCTGTGCGTAGGATGCCATTGGAATTCCTCCGTTTACCATTTGTGCACCGGCCGGCGGATTGCTTCTCTGCTGATTTGGGTCAGGTTCTGGGTCTGATGTCGGTTCACCGATTGCATCAATCTCTTCCTGTGTTTCAGCAATTTCCTCATTCAGGTCTCCCAGTTCTTCATTGATACTTCTTACCTCTGCTGCATCCTGAGATGCAAGTGCTCTTTCTGTCAGCTTTGTTTTCTTCGCCTGTAAACGTGCAAGACGTTTTTCTAATACTTTCTTTCTACCCATCTTTAAAAACCTCCTAAGATTTTTGATTTTTCCTTCAAAAGTTCCAGTTCTCCGCTGTCCAGCGGCTTTGCACCCTGCTGTCTCGCAGTGTCCACTGCTGACCGGGCATTGTCCAATGCCTCCTTGCTTCGTGCATTTATTTCAGTCGATTCATAGGCCGGAAACGTCACGGCACTTACTTCGACGACTGTGCTAATATCTCTGATGTGGCGGGTTGGGTGATCGCTGTCAAGGTTCTCCCACTCTTCATCACGGATGCCAAACATAAATGACATACCGGAAATGTCGCCACGCTGTACGGCACTGTATAATGCCCTCGCCTCGCTGTTATTTTCAGTGTCCAATGTTACCCGAATGCCCAGACCATCATTGTCGGTAGTAAGCTGCATTGTACTATTACCGTTATTCCGTCTGGACCTTGCCAGCGGAATTTTGCTGGTATCATGATTTACCAAAAATCTGACATCTGTCAGGTCGGTATTGTTCAATGCTCCAGGCTCGATGATCTCATCAAACCAGCCGAGGTCTGTACGGCTGTTGTATACAATAGGCCGGCCGGTGATAATATTTCCAGCCTCGGACTCTTCGGCCCTGACCTCAAAACTGTATGAACGCTGTTCGAGTGGTTTATTCTTCGGTTCCATCTCCCTCGCCTCCTTCTTTGTTACCCGTAGGGGTATTATTTTTTGCATTTTTTAGCTGATACTGGTTCGCAATGTCCACATCAACCCAGTTCAATGACATGTATCGCTTGCCCTCCAATTCGGGCAGCGGGCGCAAGCCAAACGCTACACGCTTTTCATTCTCGTAAATAGAACCGGTATTTGAAAGCATGTTGACCATCTCAAGCGTCTGCTCCACGGTCATGAAAATTAAATCTTTCGGGTAGAGCTTGATCACATTCCCGAAAGATCGTTCCCGATCCGTGAAAAGTTTTTTCGTGAATGCCTGCGATATGGATATAATCAATGGTTCCAGTGTCTTTTGATAAAATGCTTCGTACTGACTTTTTGTATAGTCGCCTGTCAGAATTGCAAGCGGTACGCCCCAATTTCTCAGGATTTTTTCATCGATAAATTTCAATGTAGGTTCATCAACCAGCTCAACTTTATGTTCGAGCGGTGTAAATTCAGATTTTAAGTCAAGAGGTAAAAATCCACTCTCTGAATTTTTAAGCTTTTGCTCAAGTTCTTTCAATGCTGCTTCTGTTTTACCATCGTCCAACATGGTGTTATATTTCACAATACCGTTGATCGCATAACTCGCTTTCATTGCTTTTGCCACCCCTTTGAGTAGCGTATCATTCAATTCTAGCGTGTTAAGTAGTGCCGCATGGTCAGGTTGTCCAGACACATCTCCGCCCATATATTCATTGACGGAATAATTATATTTAATATGGATAACATCATCATACGGGATTGTAGTTTCGAAATTATTTTCAAAACGCATTTTCACATATAATCTACCTGACGCATCTTCAATGAAATCAACCTGCGTAGGTTTTAATGGATAAAGTCCATCATAATATCGACGCTGTGTGCCGTCTTTATCTTCCCACACATAATAGGTGGGAAGAATAAAGGCATTGTAGTTCAAAAGCAACAACCACATGATTTTCTCCAGAAACTCACTCGTTGTCATGAGTGGATTTGGGTTGTTTAAAATCATTTGAATGTTCCCGTTGATAGGAACAGGGTCGTTGCCTTTGTATCGCACGTGAGTGGGATTCAGCTTTTTCATCTCATCCACGATACATTTTACGGCCTGCTGTACGACATCAGAAGCGTAAATATTTGTGCCAAATTGCGAAAAAATTGGTGAATAACCGTTTAAGGTCTGTGCCCATTTCTGCGACTTTGGCGGTTTTCGTCTCAGCTTGTCAAGCCATCCCACTTTTACGCCCCCCTTAAATTAAGATCACGTAACCTTCAAACGCTTCTTCGCTGGTGATAACAACGTTTGATCCGCTGACGGCAGTCTGCACCAGTGCTTCTGTATAGGTTCCGCTTTCGTTTCTCATTACTTTAACCGGATACTTTCCGGCGGCTGCAATGCTCATGTTGTAATAACCATTACTATCAGCACTTCCCCAGCCATTCGCTGCAAACGTGCTCTTTGTAACAGATGCAGCACTGTCAATTTTGTTTTTGTAAGCGTCAGTGAAATCGTTTGTAGACAGTCCCTTACCGGTCACTTTATCCACTTTTCCTGACAAATCAATGTTGACTGCTTTTCCTGATGGCGTAAGAGCCGTACCATTTACTTTTACGGTTTCAATCACGTTGACCTGAGCACCTGCTGCAATGTTTGACAATTTTGTTTTGTCTGCACTGGTGTAGTCATTCGTGGAAAGACCTTTACCGGCCTCTTTGTCCTGTTTGTTGGCGATTGTGTTGTACAATTCCTCAAAGTTTGCGTTCACTTTCTGCCATGCCGATTTTACCAGTTCCCCTAATTTGATTGTTTGTCGTGCCATAGCACACACCTCCTTGAAATATGATCAATTTAATTTGATACCGATAACTTTTGTGAGCGGGTATACCGAATATCTTGTTATATACCGCAAAAGATAAATGTCAAGTGCCGGGTCCTTATCGTAATTGCTGCCGGAATAAATAAAACCGCTGAGCTTTAAACGTTTGTTGCTCAAAATTTCACAATTATAACCGAACATATTCCAGCCGGCCATGTCTGCTGTCATATCAAACTGGTTGTGAACCGGTTTTAAAACCGTACCAACTGACAACGGTACGAACGTTTGAAATGCGTCGCAATCACCTAACTGAATAATAACGCCATCGTATTTACTCAGGTCGTCCGCCAGTATAATTGTTGTAGTTGTCCCTGCGTCTTTTGTTGGGATGTTAACAGAGCCAGAATATAAAACCTTGTACGTTTTTCGGTTGTTCAATTCTGTAAAATTGGCATTTATTTTTGAGATAATACTCTTAATTGACTGCCCTAATTTAAGCGTCTGCATACTCTTCACCTTCTCCCATGATGCTATTACTTGCACTTGGCGTGCTTTTCGCGATTGTCACACGAATGCTTGTAGGTTCATCCACATAGATATTAACGTCTCCGGCAGTCGTGACTTCGTAGGAGCATAAAATATTTTCTACCTGTAAATCATCTTTTCGATGTACCGCACGTGCGACAAATACGTCTGTACCTAAACCATGTTTGCTCGCTAAAACCGTTCCATAGTATGTGCCATCGTCAGCACGTATCATTGAACTCGCCGTGATAGACGTCGAATAAATATCCATGTCACCCTCCAATCATTTGCTTAAAATCTGTGCGATATCTGCGGTACATTTCGTACAGAATAATGAGGCAAACTGCTCCATCAATTCGTTTATTAGTTTCTTGTTTGATACATAGGCACTGACCCTTGTCATCAACCTTAATGCCTGCATTTTTAAGGCACCATTGATCCATTTTATTTTCATTATAATTTATCAATTGGTGTTTCAAATCCGCTTCACATAACTTCATAGCATTAGAAAGGGTTTGTGCATTCTGTAATATCATAATTAGATCAGAATCATCATCATCACCAGTCCGTTGCCATCCATAATAATTCATCCGATTTATCCAGTCTTTTGCAAAACGTTGGTCGTAACCGCATTTCCAAAGCTTGATATTGTAATCGGTATAGAGCTTGTAAAACCAGTCAGCCACAACGGCAAGGTCGATATCATTTCCTTCTGTTATTGTAAGGAGACCTGCTTTCGCCCAATCTTTATATCGAGCGCCAGCATTCCAGTCGTCAGAATCTTCCAGTTTGCTTTCTGGTATGAAATAGTGCTGATATATGTATTTGGTCGGGTCGCCTGGTTTCATAAGAAGAATTTTTACAGCCGATAAGTCGGTTGTCTCCGATAAGTCTACAGCTCCCATACATATAGAATTTCGAAAATCTTCGATGGCATAAACGGCTTCGTAATCATAATCCTCTAAATTGAGCCATACTTCTGCACCACCATTTTGCTTGATGTTGAAATCTTTCGATAATACAAAAATTCTATCGGCCTTTGAACTCCTCGCGATGTCAACTTGTTCCTCTAAATACTCCCATTTTTTCACCATTCCAAGAGTTGGATTGGATTTCTCCCACAAGCGATTTTTACGATTGCCGGTCCAGACTTCTTGCTCACTATCTTGTGTGTATAGCCACGGTAAAAGTCTTTCGCCTGCCAACCCATCATCTTCTCTCGAAATTACTTTCCTTGCTTTTTTCAGCTCATCATCTAAATATCCGTCAACCACGAACCCTTCGGTCGTAATATTGATGAATTTCGGATTGTCTTTCAAACTCTGAGACTGTTCAATTGACTTGCCAATGATGTTCTCTTTCATCTCATGCGTTTCATCAACGATGGCAAAATCAATGTTTCGACCTTCTTTATTCTTAGTTCGGTCTGACATTTTAAAGACCTTCGTATTTGTAACCTTATTCAAAATGAAAGATTGATTTCGTTTTGTATCTCTGTCATTTGGATCGTAGAGCCTTCGCATCATATCTACTGCGTCATAAACCAAGCTACATTGAGCATCGTCATTTGACGAGCAACAAATATCAGCACCTTCGTTACCTACAACAAATTCACTATTCGCCAAAGCCGATGACGTTTCACTTTTGGTATTCTTTCGGGCAATCAGTAGAATTGTTTTCTTGAAACGATCGAACCCTGTTTCTGCCATTTTGAAACTGTAAAACGTTTCAATCCATGCTTTTTGCCAGAGCATCAGCACCATGGGTTTATTATAAAAAGGTGACTTTGTAAGCCTAATACAATTTTCCATGAAATCCATTCTCAGGCGTGCTGCTTCAACATTGTAAAAATAGCGTTCATTGCGAAAGTCTTCAGCCAAATTGTCGAGCTCCTGCCATAATTCTTGTCCTATGATAATCTCGCCGGTTTCTGCTCTGGCACGGTACTCTAAAAGAAAAGAATTGTCAGGAGTCCAGATCTGTTTTTCCTGAATAATCATATCGCATCATTCTCCAAAATTTCCTACCATATAACAAAAAATGGTCTGACTCCGTGCTGCAGATTTCCAATGTCGCTGCTCGAAATACCGTCAGAGCTTATCAGTGCATAGTTTGTCACCGACCGCTTGTTCCGTAACCAGTAGTCATCGTTCGAACACATCAGAAAGTGGCTGTAACGGAATCCGGCAAGCTGTCCTTTCAATACCCCGATTTGAATTCCTGGCCATTGTCCCCATGAGCCATGGCCCATCACCATTTCTTCCGTGAGCAGGTCTGCCCCGACATTCACCCGGTCCCAGTTTGTTGGTTCACCGTTTGTCGTTTTTGGGATGATCCTGTCCATCGTTGCAACGTTGTCATTTCCGAATATGTTCTTTAATGTCCTTGTAATCTCCTGCAGTTTGTTCACATACATGTGTGTTTCTTTGGGCTGGGTTGTATCCGGGTGGTTGTCAATGGCACTGCTGCCCATTACCCTGTCCGGGACCAGGACGGCATGGTGTTTTTCGATCTTCCCACCAGATACACCTGAAACGCACCCTAAGAAGTAGTCGAAATCCATAAACCGATAAATGTTATCTTCCGTTTCGATGTAATCGCCGACATACAGATCAGAAAAACTGCCGTCCCTGATGCTTGCAAGCATCTCACTTGTCAGCGCATTACCCAGTTTTTTCCCACGATAGATTGCGTTGTGGGCGGCAGCGCTGTCAAAAAATGTGTTTTGTATAAATTCCATTGCTTTTTCGCTCGTGCTAAAAAGCTGTTGTTTCCACTGTTCTAATATGTCTACATTGTCATATACGACACCAGTATCATTGACTATGGTACTGATAATCCTTATATCTTCATTTACACCAGTATGCCAACTATATGTGATTTCGCCATCTGTCTGTACACATTCGAACTCGATCGCAAAAGCAAGCTTTCCTACAATTTGCGTTACATTCGACGATATTAACCACGTAAAAGCAACCGTTTCGGTATCGGCATTTTTAACCGCCAGGTCGTCTACCTCATACAATCCGGTGGCTGTAGCGTCAAGATAATTGATTGCTACTTTATTGCAGTTGCTCATGTCATGCCCTTCAATGTATCGAGGCAATTCGAACGTTATGCGTTCTGAATTATGATCGTATTGCACCAGTGTGTTTTTACCGCCGTTGTTTACGATTTTTCTGCTCGCCGCATCAATAATAAAATGCGGGTCGTTGTCAATTATTCCGGTCGTATCACTGTGGGCGACACGTGCCTGCACCATTGCTCGGTGTATAGGTGATAATTCTGCATATTCATCCATTAACCCTCACCTCCATTCATGTGATTTTTTACCCATTTTCTGAGCGGGCTTTCTTCGTCACTTTCATCAGTCCCGGTAGCCCGTATCAGCATTCGGATAATATTTGTGTATTGCTGCAACAATTCTTTATATTGTTTTTGCGCCGCTGTTGATTTTTGTTGGGCTGGATTTTTTGGGTTTACTTTAATAAATGGCAATTTTTTCAATTCAATAAGTTGTGTTTCAAGGAATACTACTTCATCGACTAATGGTATTAACGTCGGATCATTTTCGATTACGGCCAACAATTCTTTTTTTCTGTCCATTTGTTTTACCTTTTTGATTTTTTCCGATTTTTGAATTTCAAAAATCTCATTTTTTCCTTTTTCATGGGAGGAATGAGATCGGAAGAGCGGTTCAGCAGGAA